GCAAAACCCAATGCACCGGCGATCGGGAGGGAGGCTTTCATCGTGGCAGCTTTCCCAAAGTTAGAGATCGACTCTCCTAACTTCTGTGTTCCTTTGCTTGCCCCTTTAAGCTTTTCCACCTGAGACAGCACTTGCCCCAGCGCTGCGGATGCCTGGTTAATGGCACGGATTGTAATCGTCAAATCCATTGCCATCAGCGCTTCTTAGCCCCCTTCGTTGAGTCGTCTACCGCCTTGTTGATCGCCTTGTGCCATTGACCGACCTCGCGACACCAGTAACCGACTTCGCCCAGGCTCATGTCGTCGATATCGCTCAGGCTCCAGTGGGTGGTGTGGCACAGGGTGATTAGATCCTGGCTACTGGGGACTACTCCCCCAAATCCTCTCCCTGCACCGCTTGCAGCAGAAAGTTGAAGTCGGAGATCGGCATATCTAGCAGCTCTTCAAACGTGAGTTGTTCCCCGTCGATTTGCACACAATCAGCAACCAGATAGTACAAGATATCGTCGGGCTGCTTGCCTGCCTGTCGCTGGGCTTTTCGCAGGTCACGAGTCTTGCCAACTCGGAACGTAAACCGCCTGCCATCGCTCAGCTTGGGCAATTCAGGGATAGCAGAATTTGTTTCAACAACAGATGTTTTCATGCAAAAAACTTAGTTAGGAATCGACTTAGACTCGTAACAGCGAACTCAGGAGATCACGACCTCTGACTTTGTAAATATTCGCGATCGCGTCATACTCCAGAATCGTCTCACCGCCATAGATCTGCTTGATGTAGTTGGGCGAAATCTCGCTTTCAAATTCGCCCATTTCGTTCTTCGAGAATGAGCCGATGGGGTTTTTCTTGAACAACCCGCGCATCGTCACAATCAGCGCGATTTCGCCGACTCGTCCGGTGGTTTCGTATTCCTCCACAACACCACGAAATTGCATGTTTACAGCAGTAGTGAAGTCGGCAGCAGCAGCAGCCCATTGAGGATCGAAGGATAACCAAGTGATTGTGGCTTCCATCGCCTGAATCCCTACTGGAAACTCAGGAGTGCCGTACAGCCCTAGCGCCTCGTATTCCGCCATTTCCATCTCGATTTCAGGCAGTTCGATTTCGCTGGCGGTGCCGACAAATTCGCCATTGATGTAGCACCGCAAATTATTGCCAGATGTGACTTTGGGCATTATGCAGCCTCCCTAATAGAGCGTCCCAGTTGGTTCAGAATCGATATATCTATGAAGCTCTCGAACGTCAATCTCTCAAGGGGTGGAGGAGGCATGAACGTCAAGGTGAACACCAACTGCCCTAAAGCAATCTGTGTGGCTTCGTTCTTGCTGGGGTCGTAGGTGCATTCCCCATCAATGATTGCGCCTCTCACAATCAGCGTTCGTAGGAACGAATTGACCGATTCCGTGACTGCATCAATCACGGCTTGGGAGATGGGATAGTCAATGAATTGCAGCATTGAGTATTCAATCGACTCATGAATTACGTCAGCAGTGCGACGAATATTGATGAAGTTGCGGGGATGCGTCAGCACAGGCCATGCAGCCGTTCTGTTGCCCCAACTCCGAAGCCCAGTACCAAACGAATTGAACATTGTGGTAATGCCCACTTCGTTCAGCAGGTTCACTTCAGACTGAGGATCGTTGATCATGGCGGTGAGTCTGCGCTCAGTGCCCGTGATGCCCTTGAATTCGGTGTTACTGGGAGACCACCAATAACCCCGCTCGTTATCCTTGGCACACATCACCCCGGCTAGCCGCTGGCTCATTGGCTCTAGCTTCTCGGTATCGGTGGCGATGTCGTAGACCTTCAGGTGGGGATAGCAAAGGATGAGTCGTTCAGAGCTGGTGTTAAAGTTGATGGCTCCAAGCGGGCCTCTCCCGTTGATTGCCTGCTGGAAGGTTGTCCCTATGGGAGCATCAACCAGCGCGATCGCCCGGAATTTCCCAGCCAGCACATTTAGTTCGCTGGTGATACTCGTTTGGGGTGAGAACACAGGCGCAATCAAGATCTTGGGAAAGAACCCAAACAGGTTGTAACTGTCTAGGAACGCCTGCATCCCAGTTCTGTTGCCACTGCCATCGACTGTGCCGATGATGTCTGAATTGGTCACATCGGTTGGATCGACGTAGGTATAACCCACTCGCACTGATGCCCCGGCTGTAATGCCTCCACCTGCAACCCGCTGGATTTCCCCGTCAGCACTGGAAATGGTGTAATCCGTCGTCAGTGCGTGGGTCACCGAGCCATCTGCGCTTTTGACTTCTACCGCGCTAATCCCGTAGTGGCGAACGTTGCCAGCGCCAAATAACTTGATCGTGCCATTCGTGTCGAACGTGAAATTTCCCGTGCCAGTAGTGGGAGTTGGGACAGTCGTAGTGTCAGTCGCCAGGTCAAGCACGTTGACAACCAGGACGATACCTGCGCCCTGGTCGAAGATTGCATCGAGAGCGCGGGGAATGGTGAAGCCTTCGCGGTTTGCCCCAAAGTAGGTGCGTGCATCGCGATCGTTCGTCACCAGTTGGATTGAGTTGAGGGTGCGAAGGCTCGGATCAACATCAAACATGGGAGCAGTTCCAACCAGGCCGACCACTGCGGTTTTCACCTGCCGAATCGGTCTAGGGCCGATGTCTAGCTCAATAGTTTCTACTCCGTGGAGAAAATTCGCGCTAATAAAGCTAACCCTCCTTGGCGGGTGTGCCCGCTAATAGTGATTGAAGTTTTTGCAGCTTCCTATTCAAATGCAGACAACCAGGAGCCCACAAAAAAGACTGGATTGCTTGAATATCATGGAGACTGCTGTAGGCGATCAATCCGCCTTTGCGAAAGACTTTCACGGCATTTGGCTTAGTCACCTGAGCGTATTTTCTGAGCGATGCGTCAACTGACTGCATCAACTCAAAAGTGCCGGTAATCCTGATGCAAGCATTGCTTCCCCTACTTTGCCAAGCAACGGACCCGTCACCATCAAACAGCCCCCTAATAAAACCAGCATGAAGGCGTGGTTCGTCGGGTAAGGATGGATACTGAGCACTCCAGCTTTTGCGTTCTACAATGCCCCATCTTTGAAGATCTTGAGTCATCTTGACCGAGCACATTGAAAAGTACACGCCAGCAAACTCTTTGCCGTTGAGTTTACTGACTTTCTCCCGAATTGGAGAGCTGCTACCGATCGCAGCTTTCAGAGCCACAAGGATTTCGACATCAGCGGCCTGTAGTGTCACGCCTACACGCCTTTCACCCTGCACATATCCATCAGCCATCAGGAATCCCAGGAAGTAGGCTTTTTCTTCCGTGTCGATTTGCTCAAAATACGACTCATTCAGGATGTGATACTTCCTCCAAGTCCGCCGCTCAAAGCGATTCAAGTCAATTTCATTTCGCTTGAGAATGTTGAAAACAGAAGTTCTGTCAATCTCTAACCCAGCCGCAATCGTTTTGACCTCAACCCCTTCCTGGTAAAGTCTGACAATAGCTTCTTGAGTTTCCAAAGGAATTGTTCTTTCCTGATTACGCCTAGGTGTAATCCCTGCACTCTTAAGGAGGTTGTAAATTGTTGAATTATCAACCTCAAAATCAGCCGCGATCGCTTTGGTGGTGGAACCTCCATCTAGGTAGCGAGAAATAATTTGATCTTTTTGCTCCTGAGTTAATCTTTTCCCGCTCATGCAAAACTCTAACGTTACAACACTGTGCAGTACACAAGTATTATAACGTCTAAAGTTCTGCCTAGAGGTGGCTGGAAGCATTGCTAACCCTCAACTCCGGGAGTTTTTTTGGTGGATTTGGTGGAAGGAGTCGCAGGGGGAGTGTTCGCCAGTTTCAGATAACCCTGTGCTACCAGGCTTTTCACATACTCGTTCTCTGCTGGCAGTTCTACCTCTTTGCCAATCCACAGCAGCACATCTCTGGTCTCCCCTCCTTCGGTCTCAGGAGGCAGAGTGAAACTACTGTTCACGGGGCCGCAATACTCGTATCTAGTTAGCTGCTGTGCCAATTTCCAACCCTCCGTATTCATCCAAAACAAAGACCCCAGACAACGGAGTAGGAGCCGCTTCTGGAGGTTCTACCCACTCCACTACATAGGTGGGAGCGGCAAACACAGCCTCACACACCCAAATCCCCTCAAGTTCCCCCAAGAATTCCCGCGATCGCAGGTACAGTCCGTCACATTGCGGGGGCTTAAACCCCAACAGCAGTTTTGTAATCTCCTGCATCACTGCCCAGCAGCCGCTCTGGTCTCGCAAGTTTTTGAGGCGAATATCCAGTCGCCAAAGCATCTCCAGCTTTTGAATTATTTCTCCCATCCCGGCTGGCCGCTGAAAATCATCCTTTTCCCATTTGAGCGTGATCACGCCATTGGCGTTGGCTTCTGCCCATTCAGCAGGTTTATTGGGCAGGGCACGGGTGAGGATGCCAGCATCTCTCAGAGGTGCCAGACGCTGGGCGATCGCCTGCTCAATGTCTGCAAAAATCATTGGAAACCTGGGACTTTCAGGTCCATTATGCCCGTGAATTCCTGAAACACAGCCGTTGTAGCGAAATTTCTTAGGATAGCAGGATCGAGTCAAAGGCAGAGCGGTAGCTCAGCAACTCTTGCAGGTCCGCATCAAACGCCTGAAAGACATTGCAGCAGTGGTAATTCGATAGTTTCATCTGAAGCTGACTATTAATCCAGCCGCGATCGCGCTCCAAAATCTGCTTGATATCCTGCCTGATCGATTCTCGTAACTCAGGTGGGTATTTAGTAATCACAAAATCAATTGCATCGAAGCCTGAAAACATAGCTACAGCAGTTCTTGTAAATACTGCTCGAAAATTTTCTCAATTTTGGGCTGGTGACGAGCGGCGATGCCGATGAATGGCCGTGCTGCCATTTTGCTAGTGCCCTTCTGGTGGTAGATACCGTATGCCGTCCCTGCCCCTACTCTAGCCTCTGTGTTGTTGGCTCCCTGAAATGCCACACTCCCCATCAGAGCGCTAGTTTCCCGTAGAATTGCCCCGCTGCGTTTGCGTCTGAGCGTGGAGGGCTTGAGCGCTGCCCAGGCTGCCCCTTCTGGGGAGGATTGTCTTGCAAAGTTGAGTTTTGTTTCTCGCTCCATATACAGACCTGCCTCCCTGAGTGGTTTTTGCAGGTTGTCGAGCTTTTTCTGGGCTTCCTTGAGTTTTTCAATTAGCCCATCTGCCTTGATTTCAAACTCAATCATGTCGCCTCTCCCATCACAATGCGGACAACAAATCGCCCTTTCAATTTGTCTCCCAGCGTGGCTTCAACTGTACCAAAAGCAGAAGGCAAAGCAGGCTCAAGATAAAACTCTCCCACTTTGCCCCCAATTACAGCACTCGCCATCATGCCTGGAACGATATCAGGTGGGAGTGTGGCAGGTTCCACACAACGCCCCTCGACTGCAATCACGTTATCCAGCCCTCCGTCGAAATCCTTTTCTTGCTGGCGATTAGACGAGACTTCTTTGAGATAAGCCGTGATAACGAAATCCTGAGTACTCACACTACGGTTTCCCAGGGCGTCAATCGTCACAGATCCCACCTGGCGCTTAAAGGTTAAAGTAGCGTTTGCAAAGGCTGAAAAGGCAGTCAACTGGGTGCCTCCAAATATCGTCCAGTGCGGATATCCTTAGCCAATAAATAGTAGAGCAGCCGTGATTCTAGGGGAGACTGTGATGCCTTGCGAGAAATCCAGTCAGCGATCGCGGATCGTTCCTGCAACCTTGCGTGATCAGTAATCGCATCCAGATCACCCATTGCCTGGGCAATCTCGTTAGCGAGTTTTAGTCTCTGTTCTTCGTCCATACCTCTAGGATGCCCTACACAGCGTAAATTGAGCGTTTTTCCAGGAAGGCTAACGCCCCGCGCCGCTCCAACTGAGCGATCGCAAATTCAGCCTCTAATCGTCCCAATTCAATTCGGTTTGTGGCAAGCCAAGTCCGGATATCCGGAGTGACGGTTTGCAATTGGGATTGAAGGTTGGCGGTATCGAGAACTAGCACTGTTGAGTCAGGAGTTAACATATGACAACTCAACAGTTCCCAGGCGATTGGTGTTTGAGGGTGACCGAAATCTAAAAACGGGAATTCCTGTTTTTAGGCTCACGATACCTGGTCATCTTTTGGGGCGATATATCGGTAGTAAGTTGGGCGACTGATGCCCAAGTGTTCGCAGATAGATTTGACGCTGCGAGTTTTATCTGCTGCCAGCGCTTTGCCGATGTCGATTTGTTGGGGAGTTAGGGTTTGCTTCCGACCCCCTTTGCGCCCCCTTGCCCTTGCCGCCTCCAGCCCTGCCTGAGTTCGCTGGCGAATCATGCTGCGTTCAAGCTCTGCCAGCGCCCCAAACACCTGAAAAATAAACTTTCCTCCAGGGTTGGTGGTGTCCCAACTTTCCTGGATGCACTTAAACCCAATATCCCTGCGCTCCAAGTCTTCAACAATATTGAGCAGATCTTTCAGCGATCGCCCCAATCGATCAAGTTTCCAGATCACGAGTACGTCACCTGCTCTGAGAAAGTTAAGGCACTCGTTCAAGCCGGGTCGATCAAACTTCGCTCCACTCATCTTGTCGGAAAAAAACTTCTCGCAGCCAGCCTGCACCAGCGCATCATGCTGTAAATCTAAATTCTGATCATCAGTCGAAACTCGTTCATACCCTACGAGCATTGTCAATCCCTCAAGTGTTTCAATAACAAATTTCTAAGGGGTTTTAGAAACATAGATTCAGATACGAGTTATTTTACAACTTCTCTATTCTGAATCGCCCAAAATAGATTTTTCGTGAGTCTGTAAATCAAACGACCGTTTCTGAGACGCTACTTTTCCTGTAAATGCGCCATTAGTTTTTTAAATGTTTTGTTAGCCAGTGCTCGATCCTTGATTGGGATGGTGGGGAGGACAGCCGCGATCACCTGCTCAATCCGGGGCAAATCAATTTCGGGCCTGCAATTTAATCCGGGATTTCTACCCAATTCCTCTAAAAACTCCGAAACACTCGTGCAACCCACTGAGTGAGCCACGCTTAACACCCCTTGCCAGCCCTCCTCAGTAACAGAAACCTCTCTTACTTTCTTCTTGCCGTACTTTGCAATTCTCCCTGCCATCACTTCATCCAAACTCTGAAACAATTCTATCCGGGATAAAGTTTTTGCAATTCAGCGATCTTGCTGATACTCCCTGATTCTATCCGGGATATATTTGATTCATGAGGCACCGCTACAGCCTCACAGGGAACTGGCTCCCCTGCTGTATGAGCCAAATTCACACCTCGGAGTTTTCACAATGCAACGCTACGCTATCAAAACCACCCGCTTCTTTGGTTCTATCGTTTCCACGCTCACCAGTCGCAAGGCTGCACGGTTCTACCGCGCCACGGGCCGCAATGTCGGTCAAACCCTGGTGTTTGCCTGGAATTTGTTCTTACTGGCTTGTGAGGCTGCAATCCTCGCAGGTGCCCTTACTCGTGACCTGTGGGAAGCGTTTTGCGAATGGGCTGATCGCTACGTCGAATCCTGCACCTATCACCCGGTTGCTGTGACGCTGGCACTACCCCCGGTTGCTGCACCCATCGCACTACTCCCCCCTGCTCGTGAACGTCGCCAACGCCCCATCATTGCGCCCTGGGCAGAGGATCGAGTGCTGATCACGCCTCACCCTGTATACATGCAGACAAGCACACAAGCTCAGCCCAAGCGCAAACGGGGACGCCCCAAGAAAAAAGCGGCGTAGCCACAAAATAGGGGCACCATAGCCTTAACGCTACAAGGTGCCCCGATGGAAGGGATGTTGATTATGTTTTTGCTGCTGGCTGGTTATGGTGCGGTTTTCGCCTGGTTCACCAGTCACGTTCGTTAGGGGTTGACTTTGGGAGTGTGAGAACTCGAACCTATCCGAAATGGGCGTAGTTGTCGCTGCTCAGTAACCTCCGAACTAAGCGCCTCAAACCCGTCAGGGATGGTCAGATTATTCGCTTTGTCGTAAGCAGCCTGGAGTTGCAGCAAAGATGAGATTGGGAGGAGTAGCCCTGTGAATTTAGCCCCATCAGCCTCAGAGAGAGCCTGCTGAGCGCGGTTCTGTTCGAGCCATCGAGCACCGACCAGGAAGGGCCGATAGTGGACAACATTATCAGGGTCTCTGCCTGCACTCAGTTGCAGTAACTCAGTGAGATAGGCATCATCCGCCGATGCTGCACCGCTGCGCTCTTTTGCCCGTGCGAGGGCTGCGGATAGGACTAAATATTGCATGATTAGAACACCTGGCAAACGATTTTGTACCACTCAATTCGATCGCTCAACCCGTTGGTGCCGCCGTTTACCCGACGAGTGATTTGTTCGACCGTTGCACCGCGATCGCACAGGGCATTCATGCGGTTGTTATGCCACCAAAACCCCGCACTGGTAAAGGGATAGGTGGAGGCAACATAATCCACGCCCTGCATGATTTTGGGGTCTTTCATGAAATCGGCAAACGCCTGATAGTTGGCGCGTCCAGTGAGTTGAATTACGCCAGCTCCTTTAAAGCGCGGGCCGTCCCCTGGCTGGGTGTTACCCAGATCAGAGCGAAACTCATAATCAACCCCGCTGGCCAACTCTTTGAGCCAACGCAAACCACCTGACTCATGCCCAATTTGCGACAGAAAATGGCGCATTCTGGGTGACGTGTTGATGGCAAACCGATCCAGGCAGGCATTAAGATCCTGCAACTGACCACCAATGGCATTGCGTCCGAAAATTTGAGCAAATTGGTTGGCAGTCACCAGTTGAATGGGTTCAGGAGCCGTGCGGTAAGTTTGGGCGAATTTGGCGATCGCTTCTGGAGAAAGTCCAGCCTGCAACTCCTCAAACGCCTTCACCTGGTGGGGAAGACCTTTATAGAACTTAGCAGCGTCAGTAAGTTTGATTGCGGTCATGAGCAATTCTCACGAAACATCAACTTACTGGTTCCCACCCCTGGATCGCCGTCCAATCGACTCTAAATGGTGCTTTTGCCAGTTCGGGGTTGAGTTCTGCCGCTTGCTCTAGCGACTCATAGCCACTCTCAGGGCGATTGGCTAATAGCTTTTTGGCTGCACCTTCCCCAATTTTGGGGAGTGGGGTGAGGTCTTTGGGGTCAGAAGCAGAGTTGAGCAGGGTCAGAGCCGGAATGGTGGGAGCATCAGATGGCTGCTCCTCTTTGGTTGCTGCCTTCTGCTTTTTGGTTTCTGCCTTTGGCTTAAGCCCCATCGCTGCTGCCAGGTCTTCTGGAATCAGGCGATCGCCCGGTTCGTAGATCTGACCTTTCCAGCTATAGGTATCGGTGAGAGTGGCTTGAATCATGGTTTTGGACTAATACACGTTAGCTAGATTATGCAGGCTTATAGACTTTAATCACATAGAGCGCTTCTGGCTCTGTGATTACGGGCAAGCCTTCCTGGATGCACTCTGCTTCGAGTCCACCGGGGTGCATATCGGCCAACCGAGTGTTAATGATACGCCCGCTAACCGGTTGCCCTACAACCCGCCCAATCCCGAAATAGCCCAGCGTGTCTTCCAGGCGGATTGGCTCTTGCTCTGGTCCCAGTTCCACAATCTCATTGCGGCCTGTAGTGGCTGCCAACACAACCGGGAAATAAGTGCCAGTACCATCGGTGCGCTCTCCCAGGAACCGCCCTGATTGCAAGTCGTTGGGGTCATTGGGATTGCGGAAATTGTAGTTACGATCGTAGACTTCCCAGGCTGGTAAGCCGTTGGATTGCAACTCGGTATTGATGCGATCGCGGTTGGCTACCTGCTCAGTCCGTGCCAGATTTCCAGCAACGTTGATGGAAATTCCAGAGAAGCGAGTGTTAATCGCTGAGTTCCGAGCGAAGGTATACCAGGGTTCAAAGCTAGACAGAATGCGGCTTACGGTATAGCCCTTACTGGCTAGCAGCCGCAATCCGGCAAAGAAATCCAGGAATGGGTCATAGGTGCCATCGGTTTCGTGCCAGCCTGCTGGGTTAGCCACCGAGCCACCCAACACATTCACCCGGTGGCCTGCCGGGTTGGAGTATTCCACCTGCTCACTGAAGCCATTAGCTCCCGTTCGCATAACTTTCGCTTCTACGATCGCATCCCAGCGTTGCTTTTCGTTGAGTTCGAGCACTGGCCCGGTGATGCTGGTTTCGTACCAGTTGAGCACCTGAGTCATGGCCTGCATATCCAGGTTGCTGAGGTCACTCCCTGCTTGCATGAGCAAGTCCATCACCGTTTCATAGGTGGCCGGGTCAAGTGCATCTTTCTGGTTGGTATTGCCAAATCGGACATCAAACGAACCGACAATCCGCCCACCGGGGTTGAGCACCGCTGGGGAATAGGAGGTGCCGGAGTTGGCCAAAATGGTGCGATAGCGAATCTGGGTTTCGGTGTACTGGTTCTTGGTTTTCGTCACTTCTGGCAGCAGGGTGGCACCCACATAGGGGCGTTGAGCTGTGCCAAATTGGGCTGCTGGGTCAAGCCGCATCCGATCCATCGGAGAGATGCCATTTTGCGGCGTTTGCAGCTCTTTTACCAGGTCTTGCAGTGTCTTTGGCATGATTACCCCCTAACCACCTGATAGGCCGTGCGGAGGGCTGCTTTCGCATCGTTGGTATAGGCAGCCCAACCCGGTAGCCAGTTTTCCTTAATCAGCGTTTCATGCCGTACCAACGTGGCATCGTTGTCGATATCGGCGTTGTTGATCTGAAACGCGAGTAGATACACCTCATCGTCGTTGGAAGCATAGGGGCCAAACCCCGTGCCAGCATCCCGCTCGGCGTAGGTGCGACCCAGTAAAGTGCCTGATTCAATGCGACGATCGCCCGTGCCTGAATAGGTGGCTGTTTCGCCCCCTTCCAGGTCTGCTGCAAGTGTCACACCCGTAATGGCAGAGGTGCCTTTGGTTGCTCCTACGGTGAGGGTGGCATACTCGCCAGAACCAAAGTCCAAAATGGTGCCTGCTGGGATGTTGCCCGTGAGTGGGGTGGCTGTGTTGAGTGTTTTGTTAGCACCGGCTGTTACCACGCCTGCCGCCAAGGTGACGACAACTTGATCTTCACGAGGGAAAGACGCTGCAACCACTTTTGCACCGCCTGGGAGAAGTTTGTCGGGCATCAGAGCTTCAGCCATCCAATTCGGCTGAACGACCTCTGAACCGCCACTAAATTTTTGAAAAGCCATAGGGAATTGAGACGTAAGGTTTACGCCACTCAATCACCAGGATCAAGGGTCGGACTGCCAGCAGCCCTATTTTTTAGTCACCCAACTCATGTCAGTAGACTGAGATCGCCCGGTTGCCCGCGCATACGCCTGGTCTGCAACATTGGGCGTTTGTCCGTCCGGAGTTCCGGAGGGCAGGGTGGGAGTTGTCGGTTTGGTTTCAGCCGTGGTGGTGGGGAAGAGGGCAGGCAAAAAGGGTTTCAATCCCTCGTCACCCTCGATCGCTTCTTTGAGCGCTTTATCACCTAGGGTGACGCTATCCCCATCAATCTTGATTTCGGAGACGCGATCGCCCAGTAACCGCTCTAAAACTGCGGCATTCGCGCCAACTTTGGCTGCGGCCTGGTCTACAACTGATTTGCGCTCAAACCCAGTGAGCTTGCCTTCTGCTTCGGTGGCTCTGGTCTCCGCTGCACTCAGCTTGGTTGTCGCTTCAGATAGCTGGCTAGACAGAGACTTGACCTTCTCAGGAGCACTCGAAAGTTTAGATTCCAGATCTTCACCTTCGAGTCCGAGTGAAGTGGAGATCGCGTTTACAGCCTCTTCCAGGCTACGTGCCCTGGTTGTGGCTTTGCGATTCTCACCAATCAACTCGTAATTCTTATTGGTCAAGCGTTCCAGCTCTGCCTCGATCGCTGGCATCAAGTCAGCAGTGCCGTCCAGTTTTTTGAGCGAATCCAGTGCAGCTTTGTAATCCACGGGGCAAAACCTTAACTCTGCCTATTATGATGCCCGTGATTTATGGATTTGCAGCTAACTACGATTAAAATTGAGACATGGAAATAAAGAATGCTCGATATGCTCTAGACCAAGGGCATCCAACCTTAGAGCTAGAGGTCGATGGAAAACTTGTACAGCTTCATTCAGAGCCTAAACCGACGCTGGTTAGAAATGGCATTGTGGTTTTGGGGGATAACTTTGAGCTTCCAGACATTCAGCTAACCGATGAAGCGCAAGGGGTAAACATCACACTAAAAGGTGCAACCCAAGATAGGACTGTGTTTCAGCTCTATCTAGCTTTCGGGCTTGAAATTCACTATGGAAGATTTCAAGAGGGCGACGCAAGGCAGGTTCCAAACCCAGGCGAAGTTAGAGAACTGGGAGATCGCCTTGCGCGATTCACGTTAGCCAATTCACCCAGCTGGGAAAGTCTGACAAACTTCTAATCGTCGTCATCCAGCATGTCAAACAGAGATGAAAGGCCATCATCGTCGTCGTCATCATCTGGGGGACTGACAGGGGTTGTTTGTGCCACTGTAACCGCTCCACCCGATTGTTTCTGCTTACGAGCGATCGCTTTAGCCAGGTCTTTTGAATTCTTCAGGTAGTCAAACGGGATGTCCTCCATCATCGCCACAAATTCATTCTCTCCATCCCCTAAAAAGCCACTGCCCCCCGCTTCGGCGTACTTTTCAGTCCAATAGGTGCCAAACACTCGATGCTTCGGAACGTTCTGCACCGTTACTTCACCCCCAAACACGTTCACCTGGTTGTAGACGCTGGTGGATTCGGCAAACCCACGGGCAATCTTCACATCGCGATCGCCTGGTTTAAAGCCATTCATGCCCTGTAACACGTCTTTGCTTTCAGTCCGAATTAGCGTGATGGTGCCATCTTTGTTCTTTCTACTAAAGGCTGTTTTAGTTAGCATCTCATGGTTGAAGGCGTGCCATGCTGCAAACGTTTCCCGATAAGCCTTCTCTCCATGCTGTTGAATCATGTCCTTGTAGGCAGATTTGGAAGTATCCAATCCATAACGCCAGAAATATCGATCTAGTGGGACTTCTCGCTGATTTGCATAGAAATACTTCATCGCCTTGGTTTGGCTATAGCGCCACGAATCCCCACCCTGAGAATCGGCATAATCGCCAACGATGGAGTGTTTTCCACCCACACTGGAAACATACTTCTCCAGATCCGCAATAATAGACCCCTGTCCCCGGAAACTGTCATACAGTTTGCCATTCTCGTCAATGACCTGATATGCCCCCTCGTACCGCTGCACCAGTTGGCTGGGTAAGCGATCGACGATTCCAGCCTTACGAATCCCCAAGGAGTGTTTAGCAAAGTCGCTGATATATTCATCTTTCCACTGGTCTGCGGCTAGCGTCCTGCTGACCTGGCTAAGGTGCTTCATCTCTGCCAAGCGCCCTTTGATGTTGCCATGGAGTTCCTTGGGCAAGGCTTTGAGTAGTGCTTTCTCCTTTTTCGCTAAATCGTCAATCTGATCCACAACTTGCATCCACTTCACACCCAAATTGCCCTGCCCAAATACCTTGGCGGTTTGGGCATTCACGGTGGCATCTCGCAGGGTAAAAAGCTCAGTGGGGTAGTTGTTCCATAGGGCATTCTTCGCACCCCCTTGAGCACGGAACCGCAAAGCTCCGCCATTGTCGATGCGCCATACCTGCCCTGCCTTATCCACCAAAACATTGTCAAACTCCATCCCCACCACATCCCAATTACCCAACAGAGCATCTGCTGCAAAGTTCTTTTGCAAGTTTTTCAGGATGATTGCCTTCTCAGCTTCGGTGGCAGTATTGATGGCTTCTTTGAGCGATCGCCCTTCGATGTACTCTGCCAGCTTCACGGGTTTACCATCAGCACCCACATAGCGCTTGTAATTAGGCACGGGAACGCCTAACGCTCGATAGGCTGCATCTGCTGCCATTTCCTCTTCTAGATGGGCTGGAGTGTTGCCCAGCTTCATCACAAACTGCTTACCCGTTTTGGGGTCTCGCACTAGCTTGGCACCTGTACTGCCACCAAGCGATCGCACTTCCTCAAGTCCATCTAACTTGGCAGGAAAGTCTCCTGCTGGTTGTGTTTTGCGAGTTCGCTTTGGAGCCGGTGCAGGGGTTGGCTGGGGAAGTAGAGTCGGAGGTGGGGGTGGAGCTGGCAGCAGTGTTCTATCAAGTCCACCCGCGATCGTCCATAGCGGTTTGGGTGGTTCCGTCAAACCCGCTGCCTTCTCAAACGGAGTAATGCCCTTACTAGGCTTCTGACCTAATTTCTCCAGGTCTTTGAGCCGCTTATCCTCATAATCTTTGATGAATTCATCAGTCAGACCTTTATCAGCCCAACTCGGTCGCCAAGGGAGCAACACACATCGGCACCTGGGGTGAGCTGGCACTCGCACCTTACCTGTGGGGTAAACCTGGGTGTTGCGTCCCACACAGTATTTGCAAACATCACCGATGGTGCAGATCCACTGCACCCCTTCAATTCCGTTGTCGGCATACCGCTGCTGAGCCGCGTCATTGAGGGCAGAGAGGATTTCAGTTCGGGCAATGGTTTCAGCCTTGCTCTTGGTCGTTTGCAGCTCACTTCTGAGTAAGTCTGCAACTTTTGCCGGTCCCCAACCCTGAATCAAACCCTGCTCAACGATCGCACTTGCTTTCCCCCGGAACTCCTCAGAATGCCTACGTAACCGTTCCAATCCATCACGGGCTTGCAGTGCTACCGCTTCAATGGGAATGTCTGATAGGGCTGCCACACCTGTTGATGGGTTGACCGCTGATATCAGTTCATCTGCCATCGTGCGCCCGGTCTGGTTGGCAGTTTGCAGCGTTTCCTGCAATGTTTGCTGATAAAACTGCGCGGCATCGGGTCGAACGACCTGCAATGTTTCACCCAACTGCTCAAGCAGTAGCACTTTGCGCTGAGTTGCAAGTAGCGTTTGATTGCTGGCAATGTCGGGATAGGTGCGTCTAAGTTCCTTCTCCAAATCCCGATAGGCTGCATCCATTGCTTTGTGTAGCCGATCCACGGTGCTATTTTCCAAGCCTTGCACAGCTCGGTTGTAGCGTTCCATCAATTGCAGGGCTTCACGGGTTGGCATTTTCCGGCTCTCCGGAGTCTTCTGCAAAGTCGGCAGGCTGCCTGGGTTGGGGGCGGGTTGCTGTGCTGATTTCTTCTTCCATCAGAGCAAGTTCTGAATCTACATCACTCACAGTGCCCAACTTCGCGATCGCCGTTGCCTTGCTCAACAGCCCTGCCTGGTACTCGCTAATAATCGCTTGCCGTTCCTCTGCTGATAGCTTGCCGGTGCTGATTTGCAACTCTACCACCGCTTCTAAGTTCTGATAGCCCAGAATTTTGAGGACGATGTTGAGGATGTTTGCGATCGCGCTTTCTACCTTACGTTTCCAGCCTCGTAGGAATAGCTCAAACTCCTGTCGTTGCTGGATTCGAGATTCACCAGACAGGGTACCTTGGGAAGCTTGCAAGCGGTAGCTCTGGCGAAACTGGCGATAGATTAACTCGATATCGGCGTGGAATGAGCCAACCAGCGTGGCAATATCGATGGGTTGGGATTCGTGGATGCTGGCACCCAGATAACTGTCGCCATTGGGTAGACCGCTGATGAATTGGTCGGTGCCTGGTCCACGTTGCATCACTGCTGGCGTGAAGATTTCGCGCCCTTGCTCGTCTGTTGTCCACTCACCAGGGGGCTGAGCGTTGAGAAACACACGCTCTCGAAAGCCGCTAATCTCCTGATTCCGCAACTTCATCGTTAAGCCGTGGTTGATGCTGTTTTGCAGCCCCTTCACGGAGTCGGTCAGCAGGGTGGGGGATTTGACTTGCTGGATGAGCCAGCGCCCG